GCTCTCCAAAGGGAGGCTATATGCCGCTCGACCTACTTAAGGATCTCTTCGATCTCCTCGCCAGGATTGTCTTCTGGCTTGTGGGAACTTAGAGAGAACCTAAGAAAGTCGTTTGACGAAGGTAAGAGAAATCTTACCTTGACAGACCCGGGATCATATGGATTGGAGTATCAGAACGGTGCTTTTACACCTAGTATGATTTCCTTCATATGGTCTCGGGCTTGTCTATTAGCCTTCCGATGTAGAGCAGTCTCTGTGAGCATCCCTCAAATGATTGAGGAACTCTCGTTTAACCTAAGGAGCTTCATATGCGGTTTAACGACGTTATTGTCGCTGCAGCAGATGAGAACCACCTCGTAATCCGAGTCGCCTTCTATAAAGGAAGCGATGAAGGTTACGATGATAAGTTCGGGAGGACTACCTATAGCATTACTGCCATGGTAGAGAAACTCCATAGCTCCCGCCGTGTTATCCTAGCTAAATTTGGCCAGGAACAATACGACGAGGTTATCGAGAAACTCTTAATCGCTAAAGGTTTGACGGACGGTGCAGATGGCAAGATCATGGGGACTTTCGAGTTTGAAAGTCTCTATGGTATTGACAGCATCTGTATCCAACGTCGACACCTTGAGTGGGTCAAGAGAAGGATGCTCAGAAGCTAGTTTAACTAGCTCCCTCACTAACACATCACACTAAGGAGCCCTCATGTTGGACACAGTGGTAGTAATTTTGGAAGAGGATTTTACTCCTAACCATTTTGCTATTTCACTGGCCTGCATCTTGGGCTCTGTGTGTGCAAGTGTGTTGGTGAGTCTCAACGTTGTTGAGATTGGTCTCGCCATAAAGGATTTTATACCGATATGGCGTTAAGTCCATTTCTTAACAGCAGTCCAAACGATTTGGCTTATTCGTTGGGCCAGGTAGGAAGGAACCTTAAGCTTGCAGACGGGGAACGTGTCGAGGTCTTTGTTACCGTAAACGGTCGGGTAGTGTTGACCACTGGTTTGATCCATCCAGATTCTCTGGTGAATCACTCTAGTGAGAAACGCTTACCCCATCGTAAAGGCGACAAAGTTCGGCAATATTTCCAATTTGTTCGCTTTATAAGGTCCTACCCTTACCGTACAGTCCGCAAACTAGTACCTACTGTCACTACCTCAAAAGGGAACATGATAGTAAGTATTAGAGGGCGTTCTGTGCAGTCGTCACGAGCGATGAATAAAGCACGCTCGTGGTCTGTAGGTTTGGGTAAAGCCACCTACAGCGCATTGCCTAAAGTCACGAGATCATCGACACTCCGACCAAGTCCCGAGAGTCTAACTCGTCCATTTTTCCGGACGTTTCAGACAGGTCTACCCCTGAATACAATTCAGGATGTAGTACCAACCACTGTCTATTATAGAGAGTGGTCTGGTTCTCGTACCCCTGGTTGGGGCAAGATAAAACGCAAAAGGTATGTTGATAACAACCATACCGTGCGGATCATCGATGTGGGCGTTAACCGCTATACGTGGAGCCAGGAGCAACCTGCTACTGGCAACTTCGATCTGCGGATTCGTCCATTTGACGAGGTTTATGCGGCACCTAGCTCGCCAGCACCTCTTACGCTGGCGGATTTTAATGCACTTAAGAGGCTCATTGCGAATTCGAACACAGGTATACAAAGTAACCTGGCCCAGAATATCGCTCAAGTGAGTCAGCTCTCTGCGCTAATCTTTGGTAATGCTACTAAGATTGCGTCGAGTCTACGTCAACTGAAACGGTTTAACATCCCCGGTGCAGTTGCCGCTCTTGGTGCAGGACAAGTTAGCCCCAAATGGCAGGGTCCGAAGGGTAACCCCAGTATTGGTAAATCTGTAGCCCAAAACTGGCTTCAGCTCCAATACGGGTGGAAACCCCTCCTCTCTGACATTGAAGGCTTCCTTAAGGTCATGGGGAACATTAGTTCTTCCACTGACTTTGTCCAAAAGGTGCGCGGTTCGGCGAGAGCGCAGAGACAGTTTGTGGATTCTACCTACCCTCCTGGTAATAGCATCATTGGGTTTAGTAACAGTGGCAAAACAACGCACACTGTTCAAACCTCAGTGAAGTATGTTATCAGGATGCGGATGGACAATCCTTTACTGGCTTTGTTTGCTCAAACCGGTTTCACAAACCCCGTCGCTCTCGGATGGGAGTTACTTCCATTTAGCTTCGTAGCTGATTGGTTCCTTCCAATTGGTGATTACCTTGAGGCACTTGGTGCCTGGAAAGGGTTCACTTTCTTGGGTGGTTCCAAAACCACGTTTACGAGGATCAAAATGGATTCCGCCATTAGCTACCACGGCGTTTCGCAAATCAATCCGACCGTTAACGTCAACCTTGAAGCCAATTTCCAGTGGAACGAAATAAAGTTGGCAAGGGCTGCTCTTTCGAGCTGGCCTTCGCCGATTATACCTTCGTTTAATTCCGCTGGAATTGCTGGTGGTTCCCCTCTCCTTACTAAGGAAGGTGAATACCTCAAGAGTCGGGCAGTTAACGCAATCGCGTTGTTAGCGCAAGCGTTTAAGTAGCGAGACTAATGGTTTCTTTCTTAGAAAGGAAGTACTTACATGTCCGCATTAGCGGCTGTGAAGTTGAGCGGCATCATCAACCATACGCTTGCTCGTCTTACGACGAGCGCTACGGTCGGTGTCGACTCTACGATGAGCCCCGAAGGGATTTCCCCTCAGGGTGTCGCGTCGTGGGTGGATCGTAGCGTAGGATACGCTATTGCCTACCCCAGACTGACCCTCTCACTTCGTCCGCCTACCAAGGCGAGTCGGGTGTACAGGTGCACAGTCAAGCTCGTTCTCCCGACGATGGAGACAACCAGCGCCTCTACGATGACCGGGATTAACCCGGCTCCGACGAAAGCGTATGATTGCACCTTTATCGGAGAGTTCTTCCTGCCAGAACGGAGTACCCTGTTAGAGCGTCAAACGCTCTTTTCCAGGGCATCTACTCTGTTCGCGCAGTTGGTGACTGCGTCGGACGGCGTGCCCACTGATTCTACTGGGTCGCCGCTCGAAGCTGCAGTTACCACCTTCGAAAACGTTTACTAACAAGTAGACGTTCGGCAGGTCTAACTCTGGGAGTTTCGCCATGTCTTCTAAGAAGCACGGTGGCAGATTCCATAAAGGAATCTCGAGCTATCGCGTTCCCGAGGGGCTTGAATCCTCGGTTATTGCAGAGTACTTGTCAGCACTGGATTGTCCTCGTAGTTTAGCAGTGTTCATGCTCTATAAATACAATGAGCATGAGCAGTTAGCTAAAATTGAGTTCAATCCCAAGGACTACAATACACTAGTAGACCTTCGCTCTGCTTACAGTGCGACCAAGTTTCTATCAAAATTCGAGGGGTTAACCCTTGACTATGATTTAGACGAGGTTGCTCTTGAGAAGTTCGATAAATTTGAACTTCTTTGTAAGCAGACTAATTCTCGCTTTCGCGACTTATCTCGTGACCCCTTATTCAAGGGTCGCGCCGTTTGGCTGCACAATGCAGTCATTCGTAAAATTGATAAGCTACTTGGCGACTATGAAGCTGACGAGTTCTTTGCAAGACCTGACTGGGGTCCTGGTGCCTCTACTCTTATTAGGCGTAGAGAAGCCAGTTCAGTCAAGAAATTCCGACTTGAAGTCGGGATAACGCGTGATCTGTACAGTCTTTTGCCCTGGGAGACCTTCGAGAGAGTATATCCTCTCTGGGCCACCCAGCTTGTGGAGGCCGGTTTTCCGTCCTTTCAAGTGGGCAATAAGATTATCACCGTACCTAAGGATGCAACGACTAATCGAGTTATCGCCGTTGAACCTGGAATAAATATGTTTTTCCAGAAATCAGTCGGCGAGATGATTGGTCGGAGACTCCGTAGGTATGGGGTCGACTTGCGCTGGCAGAGCCGTAACCAAGAGCTTGCAAGGTTAGGTAGTATTACTTCCGACCTTGCGACTATTGACCTAAGCTCAGCTAGTGATTCGATAGCTTCTTCTGTCGTCGAGGTCCTTTTGCCTCGGAGGTGGTGGTTGCTGTTGGATGCTTGTCGATCTCATTACGGCATTCGTAACGGGAAACCAGTGAAATGGGAGAAGTTCTCCAGTATGGGGAACGGCTTCACATTCCAGTTGGAATCCCTGATTTTCTACGCAGTTGCATCTTGCTGCGCGGATTATCTCTCACTCAGTACTTCTGATGTGAGCGCTTATGGGGACGATGTTATAATCCCTTCTGCGTGTTACGAAATCTTCTCCGAGATGATGGACTTTTATGGCTTCCGAATAAATAGTAAAAAGAGTCACTTTGACTCGCTATTTAGGGAAAGCTGTGGAGCCCATTTTTACTCGGGCACTGACGTCAAACCAATCTACCTTAAGAGTAGAGTTGACTCGATTCCAGCAGTTTACCGCCTAGCAAATGCAGTTCGTAGGCTAGCCCATAGACGTAATTTCCTTTACGGCTGTGATGCTCGTCTTCGTCCTGTATTTGAACTCTTAGTGTCTTCCGTTCCCGTTGCACTTCGCTTCAGGATCGATGAGACACTCGGAGATGGTGGATTCATCTCGAACTTTGATGAAGCCACCCCTAGCCGCGCGAGGAAAGGACTGGGCGTCGGTTATCAACCGGCACCTTACTCCGTTCCTAACGTGGTGGAGGTAGGAAAAACCTACTACGATGAAACAGTGGGCTACTTACTAGCCTCACTTTGGAAACTAGAAACGACTACCTCAGGTTTCGACCTGGAGCGGAAGCTTCTAGTAGACGCCGTGTTTCAGAGCCACATAAGTGGCCTTGAAGAACGCCGTGCCAAGCTCCAAGCGGTCATGTCGCGTAGGAAGGAGGATAGAACAGCATTGGGACGTAACTCCGTCTCAGTGTTTGGTCGAACCTCTTTCCGCGTCGTGAACAGCTTGGTTAAGCGGTGGTACGATCTCGGCCCTTGGATTTAATCTTGGGCTTTTCCCTGTCAAGGCTTAATTAGCCGAGTTAAGG